GCGCCAACGCGCAGACATGGAAGGGTCCACGTTTGTTACTGATGTTGAAGTGATAGGCTATATTAACGTCGCCATGTCCGAGGTTCACGATATCTTGGTGGACAGATACGAGGATTACTATGTTGAAAGTAAACAATACACGCTCCCCGCTGACAACCCCGGCGCTCTTCCGCTCTCAGCAGGGTCTGACAAGCCTTTCTATAAAGCCCTGGGAGTTGACTTTGATACTGGTGGAACAACGTATCGTCTTCGTAGATTCTCGTTCCAAGAGCGCAACATGTACAACTCACCGGCTTTGGTGGCGGGTAGAGTAACCAATACGCTGTATGCCATACAGGGCGCTGAGATTAAATTCATCCCGGCTCCAACAGTCTCAGGCACAGCAACTCTTTGGTATGTGCCAGAGGCTCAGCAGTTTGATTCAAGTGGCTCCGGGTTTATGAGTGTTACCATTGTAACAAAGGCCCCAGCAGTCGCATTTGGATACGAAGAATATGTGGTTGTAGACGCCGCAATCAAATGTCTACAAAAGGAAGAGTCAGACGTTCAGATACTGTTAGTGCAGAAACAGCAGCTAAAAGAGCGAATTGAGAATGCTGCTTCAAACAGAGACCAGGGCGAGCCAGCAAGGATAACAGACTCAAGGGCAGGCACGTTTAGCTTAAGGCGCGGAATGTAATTATGGCCGAGTTTGTTAGGCACAGAGTAAACGATGCTGACTTGGCAAGGATTCAAGACCAGATTGAATCATACACGGTTGCTCTTCGCTCTGAGATAATGCCTCCCGGCAGATTGATAAAAAACGTAAAGCTAAGCACAACAAAGCATCGAGTGTTTCATGGGTTAAACAGAAACTACTCAGGCTATATTGTTGTTTCAAAAGATGCCCATGCGACAGTCAAAGTAGACAAGTCGGACAACATTGCACCTTTGCGATACATTCCTCTTTTGGCTTCTGCTGATGTAGAAGTAAGTTTGTGGGTGTTTTAAATGGCTCTCGAAAAAAATGTAGTCCCTCTTCCCTTTCTGGAGGGAATTGACGAAAAAAGCTCAGGCAAGACAATTAAGCCGGGGGCTCTTTTGGCTGCCCAAAATGTTCAATATGAGAAAACAGGCCAGATTAAAAAACGAGAAGGCTTTGACCTGCAAGGTGTGTCAAAGGTTGGCGGAGGGTCTCTTTCTGCTGCTGTGGCCGTTGCTCAGTACGATGACGAGACTTTGCTGTTTGACGGTTCAAATGTTTACTCAAGAACAAGCGGAGATGAATGGTTTGACAAGGGCGTTCATGTTCCCAGCGAGTTTAGCAATAAAATAATTCAGCAGCAAAGAGACCGAAGACAAGGGAACGCACACGTTCAAGAGGCGCGAGTTGCTCGCGTGTATGCTTGGCAAGAATACTTATTTGGACCCTCTGCTCCTGGTGGAAAATACTATGTAAAAATGCGTGTTGAGGATGCCACCACAGGAGTGGTTCTTCGAGACAATGTTACGATTGCCGAATACGCTTTTCCTGGGACAACCAGCAACAATAACCAGCTTTACGATACTCCAAGAGTCCAGTGTTTCGCTGTAGATGATTACGTGTTTATTCTTTGGCAAAATAACGGCAAAATTTATTATGACTCAATCAACTGCCTTAATCACACAACAATCAATAGCTACACTGTTGATGCGACAAGGACAATCGTAACAGACCTTCATACAAGTTATCCGGTGTTTATGGCCGACTTGGCGGTAAACGGTTACACTGATGACGAAGACTTGGACAATGGGGCCATCCTGGTTGCATGGAGACCTGCGGCAACAAACGCTTATTCTTTTAGGTATTTTAAAAGAGCCACAGCAAACTTAACAGCGGTTGGCGGCTCTGCGCTTCAGGTTACCTTGGGCACAGGTTCAGGCGAAATAACGCCGCACTTTGAAAGCTGGAAAGAAGACGAGGGCGTTGGAAATGACATCTTTCTAAAATGCTTAAATGATTCCACAAGCGCAACTGATTATAATATTGTTTTTGGAACAACGCACAAGCCAAGTGGCGACCCGGAGTTGCGAATAATAACCGTCAAAGCAGACCTTAGCGCTTATCTTCTTTCTGACGGCTTTCTAACAAATCAACATCTTCTTTCTGGCACAGCAGGCACGTTAACTGATGGCGGCTCAGTTCATGTATGGGTCGAAACCTCTAATCTTGGAGGCGGCGCTGTTGGCGACAGAGTTGTTCAGCACAGAATCTCTCACGTAACAAGAGAGCGAGCGGCTACCGATGGAAACATAACAACAGTAAGCAATCCAACAGCATGGAACTCAAGTATTACGTCCGATGCTTTTAGGTATCCATCGACAGGCGGAAAGCTTTATTTAGCTGTCTCTCAGGTAAACGACATTAGCCTCACAAGAAGGTCAAAAGCTGCATCTGCTGCCAACCTTATAGATAACTCCGGAAGAGGGCTAAACAATAACATTGTAATTATAAGTTCTGATGACCAGTTAATGGCAGCAGCTCCAACCGGGAGCTGCGCAACGTGCCTTACTTCAGAGTGGATACAAAGAGCGCCTGTTTCAGAGACTCCAGTTAGTACCGAGCTGTTTCAAATCAGAAGAAACCTTTACGGCGTTCAAAGAATTACCAGAAAGAACACCAATACAAAATACATCTTTGGGGCGTCTAAGTTTGTTGGTTACGAAGAATACGACCCAGGGGTTGGCGGACGAGCAAACTATAAAGATAATATTTTTGGAATCTCACTTTGCGAACTAGACTTTGACCCTGACAGACCACTGGCCTCAATTGAAGCAGGACGCTCATTTGCTTTTACTGGCGGGTTTTTAAGCGGTTACGATAAATCGAGCATATTCGAGCAAGGCTATGTTGTTTACCCTGCAATCCAGCAAATAGTTGAAGCAGCTGCAACTGGAGATGGATTGGCCGAACCTTCACCCGGCGATGACTACAAGTACAAGGCCATCTATGAGTGGGCTGACGCAAACGGAAACGTGCATCGCTCGGTTCCTTCTGTGGCAGAGAGCTTTATACCCTCCACTACAGGGAAAAAGGCAACCATATTTGTTTACCCTCCCAGCTTTTCTAGGAAACCAGAGAGCGGAAACATAAAAATAGTTATCTATCGAACAACAGCAGGAGGGGGGACCTTTTACCGGGTGGGTGCAATGCCCGTAACTTACCCTGCACAGTACAGCGCAGAGTCATTTGAGGATGATGGCAAAAACTTAGACATTACAGCCAACGAGCAGCTCTATACTGTTATTGGTCGTGAGAATGATTTTATGGGCTCATGCAGCGATATTGTCGCTCACAGAGGAAGGGCTGTAGTTGTTCGCTCTGATGACGTAGTTGCCTACTCTAAGCCAATTGGAGACGGTGAAGAAATAGGGTTTAACGAGTCATTCTCTTTTGTCCTTCCGGCAGACAACTCCAAGGTTGTAGGTGTTGAGTCAAACCTAGACCACCTTCTTATATTCTCAGAAGAAAACGCTTACTTTGTTTCAGGCGAAGGACCAACCGCTCTTGGTGAGGGAGGGTTCACAAACATCAGAATGTTTGCTGCTGGACAAGGAGCAAGAAAAGGCTCTGCCCATGTAGACACTCCAATCGGGGTATTCTATCAAACTGAGCGCGGAATATATTTGGTAAGAAGAGATTTGTCTGTTGTTTACCACGGCGCTCCTGTTGAGGACAGCTCCACAAGATTGCTTATAGGCGCAACGCTTGTGGATTCTACAAACGAAGTTAGGTTTTTGCTTTCTAATTCAGGAAACTCAACTGGGGCAGATTACTATTTAATCTATAATTACTATTTCCAAAAATGGGCATTATGGACTGTGGTATACGCATCCTCTGCTTGGCAGGTTGGCGAAGTTTATAATGGAACAGTTTTTCTAAGGGCAACAGCTGACGGAAAAATCTACAAGCAAACATCGGGTGTTTTTCAGGATGATAACTCAAGCGGCACAGCAACGAACTATGATGTAATTGTCCGGACTGGCTTTATTGCAGCGGCAGGGCTTCTTCATGCCCAAAGAGTTTACCGAGCAATGCTTGTGGGGGATTACGTCAGCGATCACACGCTTACGATTGCGGCCTCGTATGATTATAATTTAACGTCTGGAACATCTTACTCGAAATCAATAACAAGCTCAAATGACAACCCTATGCTTGTTAGAATGCACCTGGACCAACAAAAGTGTAGATCGATTGGATTAAAAATTACAATAACCGGCTCAGGAGAATGCGCTAAGCTTGATGCTATTTCTCTTGAAGTTGGACGCAGAAAATCATCTTTTAAACTTGAATCGGCAAGGACACTCTAATGGCTTTCTCATTTATTTCAGACGCACTGAGGCAGCAGACTTCAGAGGAAGAAAAAACCAAGGGGATGCAGAAGGTTTTTGCTGAAGAAGCAGCAAGCAACCTTTTAAGGTACATGGCCCAGGTAAACGTAAAGAGGGGAACTGAAAGACGAGGCAAGCAGGCAAAGTCTGCCTCATGGGGCGCAGAGGCCAAGCAGGAGACTGGGCTTAAGAGAACTCGGCTTGAGGCGGAAAAAGAGACTGCCGCCATGAGCGAACAAATGGGGTGGGTAACAGCAGGGGCCGCTGCCGTTGGTAGCATAACGGCGTATGTAGCCAAAGAGTACGAGAAGTCTGCCCAAGAAGAGGCAGAAGCCGATGCACTTAAAGAGGCCCAAGCAGCCGAAGAAGCTCCAATGCTTGCTGATTTTCGCAAACCAGGAGAAGAGTATTCTCCTTCGATGTTGAGAGATCCTGGTGCTGTTAGAGAAGGACAAGAATTTAATTCAGAGGACTTGCCCGACGCATACCTTCAAATTATGCCTGGGGTCGATAAAGGCTACCGCGATACGGGGTTGACTGCTACTGAGTTTAAAGCCGAGAGAGATGCCTATAGGGCCAAGAAAGCCGCTGAGTCTTTAATTTTAGATGAAAAGCAGGCTGCTGCCGCTGATTCCTCTAGAGAATTTACTAAAGAGCAAAGCCTGCTGGAGTCTCCGCGAGGCGGGAGATACAGAAACCCCACGGCAGAGCAGCTTTACGGACCGGGATGGCGGAAGAAGGTGAGGGATACAATGACCGAAGAAGACAGGAAAAGACTGGATTCCAACTGGCTGGAATATCTCGACATGCCAGAGAAATGGCAGGCTGAGTAATGGCAGAATACACTGACGAGCAGAAAAGCTTTTTGGACACTGTGGACGAGGCAGAGGTCACACAAAAAGATATTGATAGTGCCAGGAAAAAAGCCGGGGAGCTAACCTCAAGAGACTTCGAGTACGACCCGACAACGGGCGTAGGCGAAGGGAAGCAGCTCGAAGACTATTACGAAGCCACCTATCAACGAAACATTGATGCAGGAGAGACGGAAAGAAAGCGCAGAGAAGCTGGCCTAGAAGACGACGACGTATTTGACATAGCAACAGAGCTTCACGGCATTTCCACTGGCGAAGTTGAATCAGCCGACAGAAGACGAACGAGAGAATCGCTTGAAGCAATGGCGTCAGGTCAAAGAGGCTTGGCTCAAAGCGGAACAGGGCTGCGCTCAGCAGCTAGACTCAGGGGCGGCGAGGCCGCTGCACAGGGTGTTCAAGCCATCGGCGGGGCGATACTATCAGAAGAGTCAGAACTAGAACGAGAAGCCACATCAGGCCAGCTTAGGGACCTTATGATACAAGGAAGGGCGCGAGCTGAAAATAAAAAGCTTCAAATGGAAGCATTGGCCTTTCAAAGGGACCAAGCAAGCAAAGGCATGTGGGGAGATATCCTAAGCGGTGTCCTTGGTGCCGTTGGTGCAGTGGCTGGGTTTTTAATAGCCGGTCCAGGGGGCGGAGTCGCAGGGGCAACCCTTGGTGGGGCTATTGGCGGCGGAACCGGCAAAGCTGCTGGTAGAACTTTTGGGTAAGGGAGAAGAGTTATGACGATAAAAACACTCGGTCTTGGAGATGACGCTGGCTCAGATGACTATTACTACCAGTTATATAATAGCCCCACAGAAAAAGTAAGAAGAGCGAAGGAAAAAGAAAAAGAGGCTGTAAAAACAAAAAAACAACAAGCAGCAATAAAAAAACAAGAGGACGAGGAAGCCAAAAGACAAGAAACGGCCCAAAGAGTTTTAATAATTGCAAAAAGAGAAGGGATCCCTGTATCAGAAGCTGAAAAAAAATTAGCTGAAATGAACGAGAGCGCAGAGGCCACGCCAGAAACAGACACAACCGGCCTCAGCTTCGCAACCCAATCCGACCCACAAGAAGAGCCCCAAGATGTAGACCATTGGGAACAAGCAAGGGGGGCCGTTTATTCTGGGATGGCGGGCTCCAGAGCAGCCGTTGAGGCAGAAAAAGCTGCCCTGCAAGCCAAGTCCACAGCAGAGCAAGAAGGACTTGATAAGATTGCTGACGAAGAGGTTACTGCGGCAAATGCTTTCGCCATAGAGCACCGGGCATTAAAGGCAATGCAGGCAAAGCATCAAGCTGGTCTTGATGCGTATCAAAAAGGGACGGAAGAGCTAGAGGACGATTACAATAATAGAAAGATTGACCCGAACAGGGCGTTCTCTTCTACAGGGGCAAGAGTTGCTTCTGCTATTGCGATTGCTCTTGGAGCATTTGCTCAGGGCGCATCAAGAGGAAAGATTCCCAATACGGCTTTTGAAATCATTGAGGGAGCAATCAAAAGAGACATTGACGTGCAAAAAACAGAGATGCAAAAAAGCAGAGATGTTCTTTTAAATAGAAACAACATCTATGCCCGCATGATGTCCAGATACCAAAACGAAGAAGTAGCATTTAGCCAGACCATGGCCATGGGCTATAAGCATGCCAAAATGAAAATAGACGCAATGGCCAGCAAGCATAAGTCAGCAATGGCGCAGCAAACCCTGGCAGTTGCGTCGGCAAAAATGGATAGAGAATATGCTTTCTGGAATGAAAAAGGGTCAAAGACTTTAGCGGAAATTCACGTCAAGCAAGCTCAGCATCACGCCAGGAGCGGAGCGGCTCAGACTAAGAGAAGTGAGTCCACTAATTTGGCACTTAAAACCATTGCTTTGCTTCCTAAGCTTCAAAAAGATTTTCTAAACGTAAGTGCAATCCAGGGAGCCTGGGGCTTGGTTTTGCCTAGAACTGTTAAATCATGGTTTGCTGGCATGGCGAATGAAATAAAGTACGAGAACAGTAAAAACCTTAATGCGAAGGCGCTCACAAAGGCATTCGACGGTGGGCGACCAACAGAGAAAGATTTTCAAATTTTTGTTCAAATGTTTCCTGAAGGCTCTGCTGACCAAAAAGTTGGCGTGATTCAGTTTGGCAACGTTAGAGAAAACCTTATCACTATGGTTGTCAACGAAGGAGGGCTGAAACCCGGCCTTTTAACTAAGGCATGGGAGGCCAAGCACGGGGAAGTAATAGTTAGCCCTGAAGCAAAAGCTCTTTTTGAGAAATCAAAAAACTGGGAATTTAAGCAAGGTATGTAACCAATGGCGCGTTTATTCGGAAAAAGAGAAGGCTCCTGGATAGATATTCCAGAGGACCAAGTCCAAGAAGCGTACATGAGCGGATTGTATGCTTTCCCGTCCGATACTGAGATAAACGTTCAGTTGTCGGATGGCCGCTATGGAACTATGCCCGCAGAGCATGCCCAGGAAGCCTTCAGGGCTGGTGCCACATATGACCAAGCAGACATTAGACAAGAAAGAGTAGAGTCTGCTGAGTACGATGATAGAAACCTAGCAGCGGGCACCCTGGCGGTGGCCCGTGGTCTGTCTTTTGGATTAAGCGATGTAATAGCCGAAAACCTTGGAGTCTACTCCGAAGAAGAGCTGCACAAGTTAGAGAAGTACAACCCAAACATTTCCTTGGCAGGTGAGTTGGTTGGTGCCATTGCTCCTGCATTTGCCACTGGCGGAAGCAGCCTTTTAGCCAAAGGGCTGGCCAAGGGGACAGTTGCAGGCTGGAGCGCACGAGCAGGCATTGGGGCAGAAAAGTTTATTGCAAAAAGATTGGGCGCAAAGGAATCCGTAGCAGGGTTCGAGCTGGCTCAAAAAACTGCCGATAAGATGATTCAAGGCGGCGCAGCCCTTACGGGAGCTGCCACCGTAGAGGGTGCCTTGTTTGGGGCCGTTGACGGATTTTCTGAGCAAATGCTGGGAAGAGCTGACAGAACAGCGGAGCAAATGCTTTCCCATGTCGGAGGGATTACGCTTCTGTCTGGTGGCCTCGGCGGTGTTCTTGGTCTTGCCTCTCCATTAATTGGCAAGGGCTTGAGCGCTATCAATAACAGCAAGTTCGGTGATGCTGTATCGAAAAAAACCAAAGACTGGGAATCCAGCATCTTGGCTGCCATGCATGGCGGAGACAAAGAGACATACCGAAAGCTTCTGGACCCAGAGTATGCTCACAAGGTAATTTTTGGTTCTCAGAAAATTGCCAATGATGCAGCCAGTCAGGTAGGCTCATTTATTGACGACGCAGTGGATGGTCTTGAGCTTGCAACTCGCGCTGTCAGTGGCTCTGAAAAACAGCGCCTTATGCGTGAGGTTGTAGATTCAAAAGACCCTCTTGGTGCAATTGATGAATCTATTAACAGTCTCTATGAGGCTCGACAAATAATAAGAGCGGAGATGAAGTCTTCTGTTATTGGCGGTCCTGAAGTTGCCGCTCTCAAAAAAGCCGACGCAGGAATACAGAAGCAAATAGATTTAATTGTCTCAATGGTGAAGGACGGAGCCGCTGAGGGCGACTTTGTTGTTCGAGAGTTTGGAGAAAAGTTAAGAGCCTTTTTCAAGGAAGACATGGGGCCAAAGCGTGACGCCTCCGGCAGGTTTAGAACCCTTAACGCTAATGAAGGCAGACCCCTCAAGGACCTAAATACTCCTGAGTTTTTTGAAGCAGTTTTGCCCGAAGTATTCATTGCAATGGATTCCCTAAAAAGAGCAATTGGCGGAGTTGCATATAAAAGGGCCAATCAGCCGATTGATGACTTGATGGGTGCCTACCATCAAATAAAGAACGCCCTTGAAAATGAGTCTCTTTTTGGGGCAGTGGCCGCGACCAGACAAAGAGAGGTTAATCAGGCATTCACTAGCCTGCTTCCTGCCTATCATAAATTCTTAAAGCAATTCACGACCGAGGGCGAGAAAGCTGGCCTTGGCACAGCAAGCAGGGCGGCCACCGAGGGCGAAGCCGCTGTTATGGCTACGGCAGAATCTAAAGCTCTTGATGAGCAAATTGAGATTCTTAGTGACTTCAGGGAAAGACTTAAGGCTGATAGAACGTATGATGCAGATGAGCTTGAAAGCGCATTTCAGCAGCTAGATGCATCTCTTTTGGCAGCCAAGAGCCACGCAAACACTCTTGATGATGGAATCGAGAGCGTTGTTGATTACCGCAAAAAGTTAGAGGTTGTTAATAAAAAGGCAGGCTCACTAAGAGGCAACCTTGGAAGAATGAAGCAGGGCGCAACTCCTAATGCAGCCAGGATGGAAGCTATCCGCAAAGAGCTTAACGAGGTTGTTGAAGAGTCAATTGAGCTTACCAACACAAGACCCGGCCTTGGATTGGATGAGGCTGCCAACAGAGAAACCTTTAGAAAAGCTGTTGCCGACCATGAAGAGATGGGTCGAGCCTTTAAGATAGAAGAGGACAAAGCAAGAGCAGCAGTAGAAAGAGCCAAGACGGCAAGAGTAAAAGACCCTGAGGCGCTGGCAAACCTAGAGAAAAAACTTGAAGACCTGATTGACCGCTCTGTCAAGCACGACAGGACGCCGCCACTCGAAAAAAATTACAAGAAAACAAAAGACCTTGGAGAAGGAACACGAAGAGGGCGGGTCAAGAAATGGGCAAAAGTTAAATCGTTTCTTAAGCAAGCCCATAAGTCAGACCAAAGTGATGACTTTAGAACTTTTCAAGAATTTGTAGACAACTACGGAAACTTCTTAAGAACCACCGAACGTCAATACGGGAAAGACACCCTTTTAACCGCAGGCAAGAGCCAAACGGTAAAGGGTCTTTTAAAGAGATACAAGAGCTTGGACGGAAAAATTTCTGAGCTTGCAGATATTCAGTTAGCATATAAAGAGGTTCATTCTGCGCACTCGCCACTAACCACCATGCTTTCAGCAGTCCCTTTAGGCGGCTTAGCGGCAGGTGGGCCTCTTGGGTATTTGGCAAGCGCAGCCACCACAGCGCTTGTTACCCCCGCAGCAGGAATGAAGCGAAGAGCAATGATTCATGGAATCAAATCTCAAGTTGCATCAACGCTAAACAAAAGAGCTACGCATGTTGTTAATCGCATAATGGGAAACCTGAAGCCAGGGGCTCCTCAGAAGGCCAGGGCTCTGCCGGTGCTCCTTTCCTTGCTTGGCGTTAAGGCAACAGGCGAGCCAAGAGATGATGCGAGAGCTGCCATGAATGCAATGGGGCAATTGGCTGACCCTGGGTTTCTACATGCCCGACTAGAGTCTGCCACTGGTGAGCTTGCCGAGGCACCAAAGATAAAAGAAGAGATATTTTTTGGGATGGCCAACCATGCCAATGTCTTGGCCGAGGCAGCAGGAAGTTATGGCGATATAAGTTATGACCCATTAACTGGCGAGAATGAAATTTATAGGTCGGATGCAGATGTATCTAAATTTATGAGCATTGCAGAGATTTCAGTCGGTGGAACCAATGTTGTGGCCGATAAGATGATACATAAGACCCTGACAAAAGTAGAGGGTCAAACATACCGGGACCTTTACCCTATAGAGTCTCAAGAGTTCATAGAGACGCTTCAGGCAAAACTGTCCAAAAAAGGAAAACGGGTTTCATGGGACGACAGGGCGTTGTTGACTAAATTAACCGGGCTCCCAATGACAAACACCCTGGCCCCTGTATTCATAGCCTCAATGCAAAGTGTTCATAAGGCTGCAATAAAGAATGCAAGCGAAAGAAAAGGCGGAAACTCGTTGAGCAAAACCGGAGAAGCCGGTAAAACTTTAGTAGAGCAAGCCATGTATGGCTAAGACATAACCACTTAGGCTGAAGATATGGCCTTGAGGAGATTGATATGAGAACCATTACCAAAGTATTCGCCGGATTAACTGGTGCCACAGAAGCCACTGCACTGGATTTAAAGGTTCAGGAGCATGGCCGACAAACGTGGGAATTTTACGCTGACAACAGCTCGGCTAATATTCGCATTCGGCTTAAGTCTATTTTTACGGACGATACCGGTACTGAGGTAGCTACCCCGACAATCCAAACGATTGACCTAACAGATGAGACGCTGACGATTGTTAACTTCGACATGAAGCTTTCACACGTTCGATGCACTTACGATGATGACGAGACTGGTGACATGGCTGGTGACCTTCACATTAAAGCAACAACGGCAAAGGGGTAAGTCATGGCAGATGCAAAAATTATAAACTACGGCCAGCCTATTGGCGCAGGCTCTACGGCTATCCCAGACAACACCAGCGAAGCGCTTGATATCGAATCGACGGATGGTGGCGAGTACATTACGATAAATACGACAGACGGCGGGGAGCAGTTGGTTCTGGGAGTGGGGCCTACTCGACCGAACGTTATGAAAATCAAAGCAGATGATGGGTCTGTTTCAAATACAACTAATGTCGGCTGGTACTTAGACCGGGCGGACCCCTCTGCAACTAATCCCGTTTTCGTTCCAAAAGCGAACGACACTGACACCGGTATTGGTTCGGCTGGCGCAGACCGACTTTCGTTAATCGCCGGAGGAACGGAAGCCCTTCGCCTCGGCGGTGGTGGCGTTATCGGCAAGCTTGAAACAGCACTGACCGGAACATTCACAGCAACGCAGGGCAGCGACGTCATAAACGCGGGAAGCTCGACAGCATTTGAAACCGAGTTGCACGTAGGTTCTGCAATCAAAATCCCTTCAGACGTTGCGGCTGGTTTTGAGATATTTACTGTTGATGGAATCACAAGCGACACGATTCTTTCGCTTGATTCAAATTATCTGGGCTCAACCAGGGCTACCTCAGGCGGCGCTTTCACAGACGGCGGCGAACTCTTCGCGGTTAAGACCGGGGATAGTAAATCACTTTTTAGCGTGAATGAGACTGGGGCAATTCAAGCGGGTAGTGCGGCGGCTGATGGAAGCAGCGCTAACAATATTGCAATCGGAGACTCCAACGCTCTCGACACAATAACGACGGGAACAAGGAATATCATAGTCGGCAACACACCCGGTCAGTATTCTTTGACCACGGGCCAATTAAATATTCTTTGCGGTTATCAATCAGGCGACGATTTAACGACCGGTGAAAAAAATGTTATTATCGGGCACGATTGTGTAAAAACTAGTAGCAGCATGCAAGACTCTGTGGTGATAGGATATTCGGCGGGCGGAGCGGCCACCGGGAATAGTAGCGTGTTTATTGGGCGCGAGGCCGGTAAATCGGTAACAGGCGCAAACAACGTAGCGGTCGGGCACAGTGCCCTGGATGCAACTGGTAGCGCAGATAGTTCCGTTGCGGTCGGTCATCAAGCACTTACAGCCGCGACCGGAAACGGTAATACCGGAGTAGGTTATCGTGCAGGAGACACGGTCACCTCTGGCGAGGATTGTGTTTTCCTAGGAAACGATAGCGACGGGGAAGCTGGCGATAACAACCAGATAGCGATTGGGTGGGATGCTGTTACTGACGGTGCGAACAAGGTCCGACTTGGCAACACTTCAATTGGAAACATAGATGGTGAGGTAGCTTTTAACGCTACTTCTGACTCCCGAACAAAGGCAAACGTTGAAGAGCTGGCTCTTGGTCTGGACTTTATCAACGCATTGCGGCCGGTAAGCTTTACCCGTGTTCACCCGGCAGAATATCCGGTTGAGATTCGAGATAAGCGCTACAAGCAGGGGAAAGAAGCCACCGATGAAGATGGCAACATTTTGTTTACATCAACACCGAGCTTTGACGTTGATACGAACCAGCCGATTAAAGATGAATTTGATGAAACAACAAGGGCAGACGGCCTAATTGCTCAAGAGGTGCAAGCGGTTTGTGATTCGTTAGGCGTTCAGTTCAACGGCATTAACACAGGCAGCCAAGGCAAGCTAGGGCTGCAATATGGCTTGCTGGTTTCACCACTTATCAAAGCAGTCCAAGAGCTTACATCTCAAAATGAGGCCTTGGCCGCCAGAATTGCCACGCTAGAGGCAGGCGATTGACGTGGAAGGCGGCGCGATGGTTGAGGCAGGTGCCGTATTCGCTGCTTTGATTGCCGCCTTGCGGGTGATTGAAAAACTCGTTGATAAGAAAATGGGCAACGGTCAAAGGCCGGTTCAGGTTGATTTGCATCAAACAGAGATTGCCAATCAAGTGGGCCAGATGACCGAATGCTTGGCGGCGACTGGTCAAACGCTTGAGCGAATC